GGGCGATAGAACAAGATGCAGATGTAGTTATTTTCCCTTTTAGAGAGGAATATTATAACGACCATGCAGAAAAAGGACGTACTGAATTGATAATTGCGAAACATAGAAACGGTAAGACTGGCATGGTAGATTGTTTTTTCAATGCAGATTGCCAAAAATTTTCAGATAGCAGTTATGGCACAAGTTTAGAAAGCGTTACTGCTGATAATTCAGAAGATGCACCATTTTAAAATCAGATTAAAAATTGAAAGTATATGACAACAGCACAAATAAACCGATACTCTAAAAATACCACGCCAAAGCTAAAAATAAAGGCGCAAAACTTCTTTAATGCTTTTATTCGGGAACGAGATAAACACAACTTTTGTATCTCATGCAATAATCAAAAGGTAGAACAAGCAGGGCATTTCTACTCAGCAGGGCATCATAATCATCTCCGATTCAATGAAGATAATGTACATGGTCAATGCCTTAGATGTAACTACTATCTTTGTGGGAATCTTAATAAGTATCGGATTAATCTTGAAACTAAAATAGGTAAAGAACGACTCGCTAAATTAGATTTCTTAGGAGCGCAAAAGACAGCGCACAAACTTGACAGATTCTTTTTAATCGAAATTTGTGAAAAGTACCGAAAAAAATAACTTACTTTGTAAACTGAATTTATGTTACTATCTGAAATACCATACGAACCAAGAAATTTAAAAGAGGGCGAAATATCAACTTCTGTTAGATATACTGAGGGAAATCCAAATATTAATTTAGATTTGCTTTTAGAATCAGGAATTACTAACCCAGTAGTTATTGAAAAAGGGAATGCACACCATGTAACAATGTATGCTATAATTGCTAATAAACATAAATACCATTTTGAAGAAACTATAATTAATAATCGTATTTCATCATTTAAAATGACAACAATAAAATGATACCAATTTATTTAGGATTAATTTTAATAATTGCTGCAATTATTATAGCTTGTTTATATGGGAAAGGGGTTTTAATTTGGCGTGATGCTATGATAAATCGCAATGATTGGAAATATTAATTAATTTAATAATTTAAAACTATGAAAACACTAATCACGCTATTACTAATTTTTACACTTGCATCTTGTAAGAAAGAAGACCTTTGCAAAACGGGTGCATTCTCTTTTGACATTGGGGATGCTAGAGAATACTGCATCGAAGTAAAGAATCATCCTGAGTACAAGCAATGCTCAACTAATACTGGCAAGATAGAACTCCCAAAAGGAGTTTATTATATTTCAGTTAGTAGATTTTATCCTAATGGGAATAAGCTAACTGCTTATGCAGATTCAGTTGAAATAGAATCTTGTAAGGAGTTAAAGATAGTTCGATAATTGTCTATAAATATGGCTAAATATGGCTAAAACAAGTACATCATTTAAAAAAGGCGAAGCAACTGGCAGACCTAAAGGAGCAGTTAATCAATTGACTAAAACTGTTAGAGATACTGTAATGGCAGTATTTAATAATTTGCAGTCAGACCCTATTGCTAATCTTGAAAGTTGGGCGAAAGACCAGCCAACTGAATTTTATAAGATTGCATCTAAACTTATTCCATCTGAGATTAATGCAAGTGTTGAAGTAATTAATCCTAAGTTGCCCGAATTTATGAAGGCTAATGAAAACCAATCCTAACTTTTACTTTTTACATGATAAAATAAATTCACAGCGAATAACCCTTTTGCAAGGTGGGACTCGAAGTGGTAAGACTTATTCAACAATTTACTTTTTAATTGATTTTTGCCTTATCTATTCAGGTTTAGAAATAGATATTGTTCGAGATACTTTCACAGCTTTAAAAGCAACTGCATGGAAAGATTTTAAAGATGTTTTAATTAGTTGTGATTTATACAACGAAAAGTACCATAATAAAACAGACCATAGTTATAGATTAAATGGCAATACGATTAATTATTATGGAGCAGATACGCCCGATAAAATACATGGACGTTCTCGAGATATACTTTGGATTAACGAAGCACATCAATTTCCACAAGAAACAATCGACCAACTATTCCCAAGAACAAGGCATAGAATAATTGCAGACTATAATCCAGCTTTAGGATTAGAACATTGGCTTGACCCATACATAATTAAATACCCTCCATTAATCACTACTTATAAAGACAACCCTTTTTTAACTCAGGCTCAGATTGAAGATATTGAAAGCCGAAAAGATAATAAATATTGGTGGAGTATTTATGGAAGTGGTGAAAGGGCAACTAGGGAGGGTGCAATATTAACCAACTACGAAATAGGAGAATTTGACAATTCACTACCTTACTGTTATGGTCAAGATTATGGATTCACCATTGACCCTACTACATTAATTAAAGTGTCGGTTGATGAAAGCAAAAAAATAGTTTATTGTAAAGAGGAACTTTATTCTACATCCGCAATGGGAGCAGATTCGATTTACCAAGCAAATAAACAACTCATAGCTAAACCAAATGATTTAATTATAGCCGATAGTGCAGAACCAAGATTGATTGACGATTTGAAGCGTAAAGGATTAAATATACAAGGATGCGAAAAGGGTGCTGGAAGTGTAACAAACGGACTTACCAAGTTGCAGGATTATAAAATAATAATTACTCAAGAAAGTTTTAATTTGAAAAAGGAATTATCTAACTATATTTGGAATGACAAAAAAGCAGGGATTCCAGTAGATGCCTTTAACCATTTAATTGACCCTTTGAGATACGCTTTTATGTGGTTAACAAAAACTAAATTTGCGAATAAAATCAAAAAGAACTCTTATATATGATACCAGCAAAAATAAGTGGCAAAGAATATAGCATTCCAACTTCATGGGCAGATGTACCTTTTAACAAATGGATTAAATTCGTACCATGTGATAATGTACTTAGCCAAGTTGAAGCACTAACAGATATTTCAAAAGATGACTTAATGGCTTTAAATAGCGAAGGGTTAGGTGCAATATTGGGAGTGATGGAGTTTATGAATGAATCCCCAAATTCATTTTTACCAGAAGATAAAAAAATTGATATTGGCAGAGATACATACGGAAAAGTTGAAACTGCAAAGGCTATTTTAATGCAATATGAATTTACCTACCAAGCATTACCAAAGATAGTTCAGGTTTATACTGGAGAAGATTACAGCGAAAGACCAACCTCCGAAGCATATCCTTTAGGTGCTTTTTTTTTGCTCAATTATCTTCATTTTTTGATAAGTACAAAAGGCTAAACGATTACAAGCCAAGTGCAGCAGAAGAAATTGCAAATGTAGATAGGTTTAAAAAGTTCGGGGCAAAGATGACCATTAAGGCACTTTCCGAAAAGTATCATAAAACTATGAATGAGATAGTTATGATGGCAGCAGAAGAAATATATGAGGTTTTACTAATGGATTTTGAGGAAAGTATGTACCGAAAAGATTTAGAGGAAGCACATAGACTACTGGCTAAAAAATAAGGCTAAAAAAATTATTTAAGTCTTATGTGGTTTATTTTTGCCAAATGTACACAGATGCAATTGCTATCTTCAATGACATAGCAGAAACAATTAACCCGAATGGCACTTTTTATCATGGCAGAATTTCAGATGCTAACTTAGCTATTGATAGAAAGCCATTACCCCAAATCCATGTTTACCCATTTAGAGTACAGCCAAGTGGTGCATTAGACATAGCTCCTAATATATTGATTGCGTTCTTATTTCAAGATTCGCCAAACTCCACAGATACGCAAAGAAATGATATTACTAACCTTGCTGATACCATGCAGCGTAAATTTAAACAAGCATTAGGTGCATTGGATGTTCAAGTTAGCAATTGGGAAGCAGAGCCTTTTTATAAGCAGTTTTCAGGGGTTACAAGTGGAATGTATGTAAGATTTAAGTTAGAATATAAATCTTCAAAGAATTGCAGTTATGATTGATATTAATGAAATACTTTCACACTATGGAATTTTACTTACTGAGCAATTAAAAGATGCAATAGTAAATAAACCAGTTACTAAGTATGGAGCGGTTAATGCAAGTGGAGCATTAGAGCGGTCCATCACTTATACAGTCGAAGGTAGCACTTTGACTATTTGGGGGAATGATTACATTTATTATTTAGAGCATGGGAGAAAGCCAGGTAAACGACCTCCGACAGCAGTAATAAAAAGATGGATTGAAGAAAAAGGAATACGCCCTACGGATATTTCAATAGATAGTTTGGCATTTTTAATTGCACGTAAGATTGGAGAAGAAGGAACTACTATCTACCAGCAGGGAGGAAGTAATTTAGTGAGTGGTATTTTCGATGAAGCGTTACAGCAGACTATTGAGAATGAGTTTGCAGGACTTTTGACAAGTGAGATTGAAAGTGAAATTTTACAAATAGCAGAATAAATGGCAGCAACAAGCGATTATTATTTACCAGTAGTTGTACCTCCAGTATGGAACAGCGCATTTAAGCCTATTGAGTTTGTTTATGATATGCCAACAACTCCAGCAGGGATTAGTGATGTTGATGGATATATGACAATTGATACAGCCTATGGGTTTGTTGCATCGGGGATAACTGTTAAAGTTGGTGACTTGCTTTGGGTAGATGGTGGAGTGTATAGGGGTTACCATGTAGTTAGAAGTATAATAAGTGTTTCATCATTCCAAACTGAAACAATCTATACAGCTTTAGGTTTTGAGTTTGTTAAATATGCACAACCTCCAGTATGGGAAATATATAAAGGGATTGTTGGGGATTTAAGTTTCCCATTTACTAAGGTAGCAGACTTCCAACCTGAGCCAAATAAGGAAGGGTTTTTATCATTCAATATTAGTGGTTACATTCAATCGGCTTTGCCTTTAATTGTTCCCCCTTTAGAGGGTAGTTTAGTTTCATCTGATTATAGATACATAGATACTAACTTGTACACTCCTTTTCAGATATTGCATGATGACACAAGCGAATACACTTATTACGCTTTGAATAGTGCTATTGAAACTGCTTTATTAAATAGTGATTATGTAGATACTGGAAAGGCACTAAGTACAAACCCTTTTGAATTTCAGAATGGCGAAACATGGCTAAGTTATATTGAGGGAGTTACAGTAATAACTAAAAGAACTGAGTAATGGAAATATTTAAGCGAATAAAAACTTGCCTACAAACTACTATTGATATAAACTTTGATACTCAGTTTACAGTAGGTAGAACTTTTGGATTAACGGGTATGTGGGTAAGTGGCACTACTTATACTGATTTACCTGATTGGGCGTTCCTTGATGAATACGGATTTACAGCAGTAGTAACAATTAGTGAGCCTATTGGAAAGTTTGTATTTGCTTTTACCATGACAGATGACATTACTGAAGAAACAATTGTTTACTTCATAGAATTTGAAATAACTGCTTTGTGTGATCTTCCAACTTATGATAATGCCACTTGTAATTCAATAAATACTGGATGGATCGCTACTAAGATAGTTTGGCTAAACAATATCGGAGGTTATGAGAACTATATTTTTACTGGTAGAAGTCAAACACAAGAATTAAATGAAGGGGATGCAATACAGTTTAAAACTCAGAATCTTACAGTAACAAACTCACAGATAAAAAATGTTTTCCAAAGTTGCTTAGTAAGTACGGGCGAAATACCTAACTCACATTTGCTAAAGTTAGCAAGTCTAAAAGAAAGCATACAAGCATGGATATTTGACGATTCACTTCCAGCTTACTATGATTGGAGTAAAAGATTCACTCCAATAGTTTTAGACAAGCAAAGTTTAATAATTGGAGATACGAAAGAGAAGATAATTGATAGAACGATTAAGTTTATTTATGCGAAAGAAATAACTATTCAGGGGCAATGATAAGACTTGTAATTGAAGATACGGATGTAGATGTACTGCAAACTGAAACGATTGTAGGGGAATATGCTATTGCCCCTATTGGGGATATTTCTAAGCGTGTTGGGGCGAAGTCTATACAATTTAAACTACCAAAGACAACAACTAATAAAAGACTATTTGAAAGTAGTGAGTTGGCAAGTAGTTATTCCAGCATCCCATACAAAAGATTAAAGTGTAGAATCTATGTTGATGGGGTAGATATGCAAATGTTATTTTGCATTTTAGAAAGCGTAGATGAATATTATAATATTAGAATGTTTGGGTTGTCTGCTGATTTCTTTAATAATTTAAAGGATAAAAAGTTAGCTGATTTAGATTTACGTTGGCTAAACCATCATTGGGAAATAGATGAAGTAAATAGGTTTACGGATGTAGATTTGCCTTTAAAATATCCAGTAATTGACTACAACATAGACAGTCCTAATGATGCAATAAATGATACAAATAGTGAAATTTACATTGGCACTTTATATCCAGTAGTTGAAGAACACTTTTTAATAGATGAATGTTGCAAACAAAATGGCTATACTTTAGAAAATAGAACTAAAGATGCTGCTATGTTTGCTGAGAACATTCCAGTTATTCCTTTAGGGAGTAGGAAGTATGAAAGAGATTTAGACGGGGATAGGTACTTAGGGGAATTTACTTTATTTGATATGCCAAACGATAGTAGTATTTGGCTTGTTGAATCTATTGTAGGACAAAGGCAAATCTATTACCAATATGGGTTTAACATAGGTAGCAATGTTTTGCAATATACCTATCTTGCAGACCAAGTTAAAATGAAAGTTCACTTTAAAGCTGATTTTGATTGCACTCCGCCAGTAGTAATTACTCCAATAGTTCAGGTAATAGAAGTAATATATGCAGATGGATTAGGAGGGTATATTGTAGGGCATACTATAAATGTGCCAATTACATCGGGTGTTACAAATACCTATGAAGAAACATTTGAATTTACAATAACTGTATTAACTCCTGGTGCTGGTGCGCCTTGGGGATTTAGAACAGTTTTAAATCCATTTTATACAATTACTGGAACTAATGCAAGTTTTGAAGTTTTAGAATGTGAGGTTTTGAAAGATAAAAATACTGATATATTATACAATCCTATTCAGCCACATATAAGAACTTATATTACAGTTGCATCAAACCTACCCGATTTTAGCCAAGCAGACTTTATTAAAGCCTACCTACAAAAAACAAACTCTATCTGTTATGTTGATGAAAGGCATAAATCTGTTTTGATAGTACCTTTTGAGATAGTTAAAAATGATTTAACTAATGCGGCTGATTGGAGCGGTAAAGTAGATTATACCGATAAAGAAATAGTTACTTTTGATTTAGGCTATGCACAAAACAACTACCTAAAATACAAAGAAGATTCGGATGTAATTAAACCAGTTGGAACTGATAAAAACTTTCAGCTAAACGACAATACACTTGAGTATGAGAAAACGATTGTAACATTGCCATACTCAGCAACGGAAAGCGTTTCAAGGTTGGGCGGTGTATTCATTCCAAAGATTAATTCATTTGAGGAATACTTGGTTAAAAAAGAGTTTAAACCAAGATGCTTATTGATGAAGTATGATAGTGGAAGTTTTATGTACAGAAAGAATAAAAACAATACAACGGATTCAGTTACTATTACAATCAATATACCTTATTGTCATTTTATTTTAGATAGTGAGGAGTTTAATTATGGCTTTGGCAATTCTTTATTTAATGAATTTTGGCTATACATCATTGGAGTAATTGATAAGGCTAAAGTGTTCAATGTGCCTATGCAATTATCTACTTTAGATATTATAAACTTTGATTTCTTAAAAGCGGTTTACATAGCTGAATTAGATTCGCACTTCTACGTTAGCAAGATTAAATTCGATTATACCAGCAGGAAGTCATCTATTGTTGAACTAATAAAATTATTGTAATGGCAGATACGCAAGTAGTAAAGATTTTTGAGATAAATGTACAGCCAGTAGTTGAACAACTTTCTGCATTAGGTGCGCAATTAGACAGCGCAAAGAAAAAGTATGTAGAGTTAAAAGAAACGCAAGGGCAGTATTCAGAAGATACGATTCGTGCAAAAGCAAACACAGAAGCACTCACTAAAGAATACAAGTCTATTGAAACGGTTTTAAATAACAATACAAAGGCTTTATACGCTTTGGATAAGACTGCGCAAGATTCGCTAAAGACACGCAAATTTGAAGCTAATAGCATTGATACAAATAGGAAGCTATACAACTCGCTTTACAATGAGATTATTAAGCAGAAAAAGCCTACTGAAGACCAGATAGCATTAGCTAAAAAGCTAAGTGATACTTTAAAACAGCAAGAAGCAGCACTTGGAGATACTAGAAGAAATGTAGGGAACTATGCAGAAGGTTTTAAAAGCGCATTTGGGGCAATAAGTGGAGCAATCCCACAACTAAAAGGATTTCAAACTGCTCAGGAAGGGGTTAATATGGCTCTTTCAGATAATCCAATTGGGGCGGTTGTACTCGTTTTGACTTCATTAAAAGAGATATTTGGAGAGAATGCAGTAGTTGCAGACCAGCTATCATTTATTTTTGCAGGTGTTAACAAGGTTTTTAAATTAATTATTGATACCACAGTAGATTTATTTACAAATTTTGATAAATTAGCTGAGGTTATTGCTAATCCTATTGGTAGCATGGTAAAGTTTGGCAAGGCTTTAGGGGATGCAGCAGAGGAAGGGTATAAGGCAGCGCAAATGTTAGATGACTTAAACGACCAACTAGGGTTAAATTCAGCAGCAATAGCTAAGAATAATGTTTTGATTTCACAGAATCAAACTATTCTAAAGAATAAAACTAAAGACGATGCAGAGCGTATGAAAGCAGCAAATGAAATCATACGACTTGAAAAAGAAAATACAGCTAAAAGAGTAGACAATGCAAGGATAGAACTAAAAGCTGAAGCTGAAAAGTTAAAAGGATTAAAAGGTTCATCTGAACAAAGAAAAATTATTTATGAAAAGATTGCAGCATTAGACCAAGCTAGAGCAGATGGATTAGATGCAATTCGTAAAGCTGAAATAGAAAATGATAAAATTCTAAATGAGGGCAAAGATGAAGCACGTAAAAAAGCCGAAGAAATTGCAAAGAAAGCAGCAGAGGATAGAAAAAAGTATTTAGAGAATCTAAAGAAATTGGAGGAAGAATTTACACTTTCAGAACGGGCAAAATTGATACAAAGTTTTGATGACAAGATTGCAACAATTACGGGCAAGAGTGAAGAAGAAATACAGCTAAGAATAAATATTGAAAAGAAAAAACAAGATGCGTTATTAAAATTTGATTATGATGCAGGGGAAAAGCTAATGGAAAATGAGAGAAAATTACGTGCTGCTGAATTAGCATTACAAGAAGATTCTTTGGATAAAAGATTAAAGTTAGCAGACCTTGCATTTGAATACGAAGAAAAAGCTATGCGTGATGCAGGGGCAAGTGAAGAACTAATTTTAAAAGCACGAATCAAACGAATCTTAGATATTACTACTGCTTTTAATCTTGAAAAAAACAGCAAAGAGTTTAATGATAAGATTGCACAAAATAAGCGCACATTAGATTTAGATTTAGAGCAAGTAGATTTATCTATTGCAACAGAAGAAGAAAAGGCTAAACGTAAAAGACAGATTCAATTAAAAGCATTAGAAGAACAACTTGCAATTACTCGTGAGTTTGTTGGTAAGGATGGAAAGGTTACTCAGGAAGAAGTAGATGGATTGCAGAAAATTGAAAATGCAATAGCTAAAGTAAGAAAATCTATTTCAGACGATACAAATGCTAAAACATTAGGTGATGCTATTGGCGTAAATCCTGCCCAGCAAAAAGAAATTGAAACGGGGTTAAATACTATTGGTTCTTTAGTTGATGGAGTTACTAAGATTGTAAATGATAGCTATAACCAAAGGCTAAAAGATATTGAAACTACTAAGAACTACGAGATAGATGCAATAAATAATAGCACTTTATCTCAAGAAGAAAAAGCAGAAAAGGTTACTGCTATTAATAGAAAAACAGCACAAGAAACTTATGAGATACAGAAGCAACAATTTGAAGTAAACCAAGCAGTTTCAATAGTTCAAACTATTATTTCAACTGCATCTGCAATAGTAGCACAGTTAGCGAATCCTACACCATACGCAGGAGTTGTATTGGCAGCTTTAGCAGCAGCAACGGGCGCAGCACAAATAGCAATTATTGCAAGTCAAAAACCTCCAGCACCTCCGAAGTTTAAAGATGGAGTTATTGGATTAGATGGGGCAGGGAGTTCAACAAGTGATTCTATTGATGCGAAACTAAGTAGGGGCGAATCTGTAATGACAGCACGAGCCACAGATAAATACGCTCCAATACTTGCACAAATGGAAATGAGTGTAGGAAATAGACCTAACTTTCAATTAGGAAACAAAAGATTTGCAACGGGGTTTATTCCTCAAACAGATGGAGGTTATTTCGCACGTTCAACAGCGAATCAATTAACACAAAATAGTGATATTATAAATGGATTTAAGACAGCGGTAAATGATTTACCAAGTCCAGTATTACAGTATTCAGAGTTTACAACTTTCCAAAAGGGAGTAAATAAGTCTACTGCTATTTCTGAACTTTAGAAAATCTATTTTCTTGCGTTTCGATTTCCTTTTTTACTCCATCTCTTATAATTTCGGATTCTTTTAATCCAGTCTTTTCAATTACAGAAACAAGTCTATGCTCCCAATGCGGAGGTAGTGTAGTCTTAAACTGTTTTGAATATTTCTTTTTACTCATTAATCCTATTTTGTTTTAAGAAAGCAATACTCATATTAAGCACGAAAGCGAGTCGTACCCAATTACTCCACTCTAAAAAATTAAAGTTTAGTTCTATAAAAGAACATAGTAAATAAGATACTAAAAACGTGGATAGAATCAGTTTGTAATTCATGGTTTAATTGTTAGGCTACTTTAAGGCTAAAAGGATTTACAATGCAAATTTAGTATTTTTTTTGTATTGTGAAAGTAGAAAAACTATACATCAACGGTTACATAGGTGAGGCAGGATTTTTTGATAGTCCTGATTCTACATTTAGCCTTTCAGATTTAAACAAGTTTTTAGACTCAGCAGGAAGTATAGATACATTAGACGTGTTTATCAATAGCGGTGGTGGCTCAGTTAATGAAGGGTTTGCAATTTATGACAAACTTAGTTCTTTACCATATACAGTAAATACAATCGTAAACGGAATGTGTGGAAGTATTGCAACAGTTATATTCCAATCTGCAAAAGGTAAAGGCACAAGAAAGATGTTTGCAAATTCAGAGTTCTTTGTTCACAACCCTATTTGGATTCCTAATTCACCCGATGCAATGGAAGCTAAAGACTTGGCATTACTCCATGAAGATTTATTGAATGCTCAAAATAGAATTAAAGATTTCTATGCAGGGATTACTGGGAAAGGAACGGAGGAACTAACTCCAATACTTGATAGACAAACCACATTAACAGCTAAAGAAGCTATTGATATGGGATTTGCAGATGAAGTGATTACTACTAATATCCAAGCATTCACTAAATACAGAATAGCAGCTTACATAACCGATTCAATTAACAATAAAACACAAACAATGGCAGACGCTAAAGAACTAAAAGAAGAACTTACTGGAATCAAAGGATTCTTAGCTAAGATTACAAAGAAATTATTTAAAAATGCAATGGTAACTTCTAAAGATGGAGTTGCTATTTGGTTCGATGGCGATGCTATCGTAAAAGGAACAGCTTTATTTTCAGATGAAGCAATGGCAAACCCTTTAAAGGATGGAGAGTATGAAGTGGATGCAGTAGAATTTACTGTTGTTGGTGGAGTGGTTACAGAAGTAGCAACTGATGTGCCAGTAGATGTAAAATTAGCAGAAGCAAACGCTAAGATAGCTGAATTGGAAGCATCATTGGCAGCTAAAGATACTTTGGTAGCTGAAACAGAAAGTTTGCTAAATGAAACTAAAACAGAGTTAGTCGCATTTGCAGGGAAAGTAAAATCTTTTGAAGCATTACTTGTTACTGGTAACAATTTCAAAGCTGAAGGTTCACAGAATCAAGGTAAAGCACCAATAGCAGCAGACAATGAAAGCCCGATTGCTAAAGTTGCAAGGCTAAGAGCAGAAAAATCAACTAAATAATTCATTCAAAACTAAAAACAAAAAAAATAAAACATGGCAAACGCAATAACAGCACTACCAGCTAACGGTTCAATCCCTTATGAGGTATTTTGGAAACCCCTCTTAGAAAATCCAAAGATTAACGCTCTCCCTTTTGACATTATAAGTGGCAAAATAGGCAAAGAATTGTATTTTGATTCTGAATTTACATCTACTCCTACCATTAAAGCTACTTGTGGATGGGATTACAAAGCAGGAACGCCAATTACAAAAAAGGCATTAGACCCAATTGAGTTAGATTTCTCTTTCAAACAATGTTATACCGACTTTTTAAAGTCTATCTTTGGCGATAACTTGCCCGATGGATGGAGAAAGGGCGAATTAACCCCTGAGATTGTAGATAGAATTGTTACTAAACAATCAAACGCATTCAATACTAACTTGCTTTATACCTTGTTTTTATCTGATAGCGGTTCATCTACTCCATTCCTTGCTGGGATTGATGGAGTATTCTCTAAATTGTTAGCAGGAGTTGCAGCAAATGACGGTACAGTAGATGCAGGAGCAATACCTGATTCAGCATTAACTTTGGCAAATATCGAAGCTACAATGTACAGTATTTATACTGCTCAAAGCCAACTTTTAAAATCTTTTGACAATAGCCAAAAAGCATTCATCGTTACTCAAACAGTTTACGAAGCATGGGCAAGATTCCTACAAGTAGGTAACGGTTCAGCGTTCTTGTTTGCTAATCCTGATGCTTTGAAAAATGGAGTTAGTGGAGTTTCTTATCAAGGTATTCCATTGATAAATGCAAGTTATGTAGACCAAGGGATTGCATTGTATGATACAACTGGTTCACCAGCATCAACAGTGCATCCAAACAGAGTTATTCTTACAGTACCGTCTAACCACAAGATAATGATTGATGGGAGCGGGTTTGAAATGGTTGAGCCTTTTTATGACAGAGTAACTGACTTGGTTTATTCTCCAGCTAGTGCAATGGTAGATTACCAATATGGCTACGGAGATTTGAACGTAATTGCAGGATTCTAATATTGAGAAAGGGGGCGGTTTAATTATCGCTCCTAATCTTTAACCTTTTAAAAAACAAAACAATGGCAGATTGCGTAGATTTATTAAGAAGCATAGGTGCAAGTTGCGAAGCACTTGAGCAAGTAGGTGGAGTGAATAAAAGAGTATGGCTAACACAGTTATCTCAAATTGATTCATCTACTAAAGATGCAGATGGTTATGTGAATACTATCGTTATGGGTAGCGATGGTTCAGATGACTATAAGTTAGTTACAATTACTGGCAAGAAATTCAGCCACAACGGAGCAATAGAAGGTGTGATAGGTGCGAATGTAAATCTTGTATCTCATACAGCAGTTTTAAAATTGTTTACCGAAACCCCTACTCAAAGAGCAAATGTTTTGGCTATGTTCAAAGCACATGAGTTGGTAGTATTCTTTGAAACTGAAAGCGGTAATATTGAGATTTACGGATTTGATAAAGGCATGGAAGCGTCTGCATTAGCGGGTGGAACTGGTACAGCTTTGCAAGATGACACAAGCATTACTTTGACTTTGAAAGGAGAACAAACAGTATTGCCTGATTACTTCTTAGCAGGTGGCACTTTAGCAACTTCAATAGCTTATTTGGATGCTATTTCAGCTCCAGTAGTTTAATACTTAAAAAATAATTTTGGAAAAACCTCTACATTTGTGGGGGTTTTTCTATTTTTGGCAAATGGCAAAAGAAACTACTAAAGTAGATTTAGAATTTTTGAAGTCTATAAAAGAGAATGTTGTATCAAAAGGATATAATGCAGTTGAAATACCAACACTAAAATACTACTACAAAAAAATCTATTCAGCAGAATTAAATATAACGTGCAGTAGTTGTATCATAGACGCTTTTATTCAGATTAAAAAATATTATGCTACTAATATTGCTAAGCACAATATTGAAGATACGGAGGTGGTAAAGCAAAAGATATTCCAGCTAAAACAATCACTAATACATTTTGAAAAGCAAAGCAAATATGAGATATGTGGGTGGATTAAAGAACGCATTAAACATCACGAATCTACATTATGATTAAAAAAGTAATTACACGTTCAGCTAATGATAAACTGTATTCTATCTTCAAATCATTTTGGAAAGAAGATAATGACTTTGTAAGAGTTGAAGGTATTGATGGGTTTAAAGGCGCATTAGATTACTTGCTTTTTATCATAAATACTTTTGATGGGTGGGTGGTAAGTGTAGATGAAGATTTCTTTTTGTTAGATGAAAGTGCTATTGATTTGCTAATTCAAACAATGGATAAAAATGGCTTTGCTTATTGCGGAGTTCCCGATGGCAAAGTAATTTCACATCGAAATAATTCAGAGTTCAATGTAAACCCATTCTTTAATATTTTCAATCTAACTGAAATAAAAAAGAAGATACACGAATTTGATTCAGCTAAAGACAAAGAATATCAAAAAGCTATTGAATTAAAATACGGTGGTACTCATAACCTTAATGAGCCATTTGCAGGATTCTTTTATTGGCTAACATTAAACTTTAGAGGGGCAATATTTACGGATGTAGATTCATTAGATGGTACAGATACCATCATTAAATTAAATAATAAACCTTTTTGCATCCATAGTTGGTATTCGCGTAATTACGGAACTGATTTAGTTCAAACCAAAAGGATAGACACTTGTATTGAATACGCATTATTGAATAGAGTAAAATGATTCTAATAGTACCATACAGAGATAGAATTGAACACTTAGAAAAGTTTGTTGAACACTACAAAAGATTCAATATTTTAGTAGTTGAACAAGCGAATGATAAGCTATTTAATAGGGGCAAATTGTTTAATGTAGGATTTAATGAGAGCGAAGATAAGTATGTAGTTTTCCATGATGTAGATTTGTTAGCGCATAACCTAGCTACATACATTGGAACTGTTGAAGGAGCAATCCATTTAAGTGGATTATGTGAACAATTCAATTATAAAGTACCTTATGAAACTTGCTTTGGTGGAGTTACCGCTTTTGATGCTGATAGTTTTCTAAAATGTAATGGATTCTCTAATGACTTTTGGGGATGGGGTGGCGAAGATGACGACCTTTATAATCGTACTAAATTAGCTGGAGTAAATGTTAGATTTGCACAGAACAAATATTACTCTTTAAAACACGAAAAGCAACTACTAACACAGCATTATAAAGTAAATAAAGCATTATGTACTCAAACGCATAAAACATGGCTAAAAAGTGGCTTAAATTCCATGCGTTATGAAGTAATAAAAAAAGATACTATATTTGGTGTTCCAAGATTATTAGTAAATATCTAAAATTAAACTATGTTAAAAGTTTCAAAGTACCAATTTATACCTACTGTTTCTCAAATTACTTTTAGAACAGAATCAAGGCAATTAGTTCAGATTACTAAAGATAATATTACAGATGAATTAGTGGCTTTGGCAGTATCAGCAGGGAAAGAGCATTGTTTTCAACTTGTTGCAGAAGCTAAGAATCAAAAAAAAAACCAATTAGTACCCCAATTGAATCCTGCTTTATCAATCTTGAACGAAGTGAAGATAGACGAAAACGATTCCTTACCAGCGCAGGAAAACAAAAGGGAATCTTCCGAAACTCCAGCAAAGAAGAAATCGGGCAGACCTCCGAAATCAAAAGAATAATTGCAGTAGATGGTAAAGATGTTATTTCTAAAATAAAGGGAGTAACAAATAATGAATACGCTTGTATTCAAAGCCATCTAAAAGCATTACAATACGCTAAAAAGAATAAGTTTGAGTGCATTGCTATTTTTGAAGATGATATTCTATTTACAGAAACTTTTGCAGAAGATTTTAAATATTATCTTTCGCATTTACCAAGTGATTGGCACATACTTTATTTAGGTGGGAGTTTCGGACGTAAACCTTCCTATTACAATCAATTATTTACTAAACAAAACTTTACATGGGGTGCATTTGCTTATGTAGTGCATAAACGAGCGTATGATAATTTGATAGAGTTACTTTCTAAGGCTAACAAAATAGTAGATGGTGAGTATATAGAGTACCAAAAAAACTATCTTTGCATTAAACCAGTTAAAAAGTTAGTAATTCATCCTGAGGGATTTTCTACAATTAAAGAAAAACAAGTAAACTATCAAAATATTCAATGAGAAACAAATCAAAGAGTGTAGCTTACTTTCGTAATATCTTACCTACAACATTCGAGAATAAAAGTCAAGGATTCTATAAGTATGGATGGAATGACAATCTACCTTTAGAAATAATTGAAGCTATTAATAATAGTGGAGTTGCAAAAAAAGCAGCGAAAAAATATGCTGAATATGTACAAGCAGATGGATTCGTTTCTGAAAGTTCATCATTATTTAAAGTAAATAGTAAAGAAACGGCAGATAAGGTATTAGGTAAAATAGCCTTGTCATTTGCCTATATTAATTCGTGTGCATTGCACGTTTCAAGGCTTGGTGATGGTAGAGTAGGGGCAATTAAATTAATGCCATTTCAGAAGATTAGACGAGGGTTAAATAATACTTGGTTTTATAACCATACAATAGGTGAATTAAAATTTGATAAAAACGCATGGGTGGAACTGCAAAACTTCAAAGGCGAAGTTGCAAGTTTTCAAGATATGCAGGAAAACATAAAACAATTTGATGGACGTGGTGAGATTCTTTACTGCTATGATGGCAATCCTTTTGATAGTTCGGTTTATTCTATTCCAGATTTCGTTAGTTCAATAGAAGATGTTAAGACTTCTGCTGAAATCTCTAAAATGGATTACGAAGCGGTTTTAAATGGGTTTACACTTGGCGGGATGATGACATTTGTTGGAGTAGATGACACTACAAAAAATGAGGATGGATTGACAGATAGAGAGCAGATTGATTCTGAAATGATGCAGTTTACGGGGTTAAAGAAAAACAAAGATGGATTAACATCTCGTTTTGCTTTGATGACAAACTTTGTAGATAGTGCTGAACAAGCTCCTATTTATACTGGCAATGATCCAAAACCAATACTTGAAGCATCCAATACAAAAAGAGATATTATTGAACGTGCGGTATGTAGATTATGGGGTGTGCATCCAGTTCTTTTAGGTTATGCCGAAGCTGCTGTTTTAGGAAATGACAAAGCAATAAGCGAAGCAATGACAATGCTAAGAAACACAGTAAACCCTACTCAAAGGCTAATAACTCAAATGTTTACTTCGCTTTATGGCAGTGCCTATGATTGGACTATTAGCGAATTTGGAGTTAAAATAAACATACCAAGCGAAGGAGATAAGATACTTGCAACTTTGAACGGATTAAGTCCATTACTTGCTACTAAGATGCTTGATTTAATACCAGCTGAAATTTTATTAACTGCTTTTGGAATAGAAAACAAACCAACAGATGCCACAGTATAACGCATGGATAGGGGTTACAGATATAACTCCATTTTTTGAGATACTTTCGCCCAATACGGAAAGCACTAAGATAGAGCAGTATGTGGTAGATGCTATAAATTTAGATTTGCTTTCAATTTTAGATGACGCTTTACTTGAAACAATCAATAATGAAGTTCGCTATCCTCCAATAACTCCAACAGAAGTAAGCGCTTTTTATAAAGACTATGTAAAACCATATTTAGCCGGTGCGACAATGGTACGTTATTTACCTTTCTCAAATATGCACGTTACCCAATGGGGAACTGAGCAATATACTCAAGATGGATTCGGGCAAGTAACAGATAAGAGATTTGCAGAAATGCAAAACCACATAAAAAGTAAAACATCTGCATTCCAAAGTAGAATGATTAATTATTTAAACGTAGTTAATTACACTTTAGATGGAGTTGTTTATAAAGGATTAGAATGTAATAATACTCGCAAAAAACAATCTTTCTCAGTTTTAGGAGCAGGAAATGTAAATAGAGTAAATAGATTTAGGGATGGAAGGGTTTATTAAATTATAACAATGGTAGCATCAACTTATAACTTTCCAGCAGTAATGGCAGGGGATACATGGAGCAAGGTAGGACTTGAATTATTATTTTGGAGTGACCCTCCAACTAATACCGTTCCTATTTTGATGGATAATAACGATGTTGTTATGCAGATAAGAACAAACTTTACAACGGAGGTTATTACTTACCAAGTTCGCAAAGGGGCAGGAATTACAGTAGACGGTAATAGTGTTTTAATTGAGCCTTTTGTAGTAACTTTTAAGCCAGCAGTTTATGTTTACGACCTTCAAATAACCTATGAAGATGGAACTATTCAAACCTATTTACAAGGCACATTTACTGTAAAAGCAGACGCTACAAAATGATAGGCATAGAAATAGTTGAGGTCTTAACTCCGATTATTATTGATGTGAATCAAACTAATGAGGTTATTGATATTGGTATAACAGAAGTAAACGAAACTATCTCTATTGAAATAGTTGAAGGTAGAGATGGTGCGGATGGATTAAGTGCCTATCAGGTGGCAGTTGAAAATGGCTATGTGGGAACGGAGCAGGAATGGCTATTGTCTTTAAAAGGAGAGCATGGCGAACAAGGAATACAAGGCATTCAGGGGATTCAAGGTGTTCAAGGTATAAAAGGAGATAAAGGAGATACGGGGGCAACTGGCGCAAAAGGTGATAAGGGCGATACTGGCGATAGTGGAATACTTACATTTTCAACAAGTGGGAATAGTGGCGCATCAACATATAATAGTGGAACTAAAGCCTTAAATGTGCCGAATTATAGCCTTATAGGATTAGGGGGCGAAGATTCTGCAAACAAAAGTACAACTACTGCTGATAGTGCAAGTTCTGTTAAGTTCCCCGTATGGAGTGCAGTTGTTTCTTATGTTACTGGGATTGGGTACTTATTAGCAAGTACAGCATCTTCTACTTACCAAGTAATATTAACTGCTACTAACTTTGGGGCATTTATAAACGGGCTTACAAGCAAAACAACTCCCATAGATGCTGATAGTTTAAACATAGTTGATAGTGCAGCAAGTAACATACAAAAGAAAGTTTCACTTACTAACTTTAAAGCTTATCTAAAAACTTATTTTGACACCTTGTATGTATCGGGGGCTGGATTTTGGGGCGTAAGTGGCAATAGTGCAGGGGCAAGTGATTTTATAGGAACTACAAATGCAGTTTCTTTTAAAATGAAGGTGCAAAATTTTCTTTATGGAGTTCTTGACTATGCTAATAACAATGTATTTTTTGGCTATAATACTGGAACTGGAACGGGGGCAACAAACACTAATGCATTTGGTAGAAATGCAGGAGCAGGGGCAAATAGTTCTACATTTAGCAATTATATAGGGAATGGAGCAGGACTAAACGCAACAAATACAAGTAATGCTAATTACTTAGGCTCAGGTGCGGGTAATGGGGCAAGTGGAGCTTATGAATCTGTATTTATAGGACAGAATGCAGGAGTTAATGGAGTCAATGCATATAGAAGTGTATTTTTAGGAACAAGTGCAGGGAATGGCTCAACAGCAAACAACTCTTTTTTCTTAGGATTCAGAGCAGGGCAAAATTCAACGGGGAATAATATAATTGCATTGGGAGTTGATGCCGGGATTGGAAACACTTTATCAGGTAAAACAATAATCTCTAATGCAAGTTTACCCTCTTATTTAGATAGAGCCACAGCTTTATTGGCAATTACGGTAGCATTAGGGGCAATAGCAGGGAATACTTATCTTTACTATAACCAAACAACATTTACAATCGAAGCAGTAAGACTTTAAAATAAAAATATGACAATAACATTAAACGCACCCAAAGAAGTAACTGTAGTACAAGAAGTCAAAAAGATTGTTTCTGCTATCACTGTTTTTGAGATAACAGACAGCCAAGAATCAAAAGTAGTTCGGGCTAATACTTTGGAATTAGGCTCACTTGTTTTATGGCAAGGTTCAACTTATGATTCAATAGGTCAATGGACTGATACAGATGTGCATAATAGAATACTTGAATTGATTGGATAAAAAAGTTTAATTTTGTAAAATGGCAGAATGTGTTGATATTTTTCGCAGTATAGGGGCAAGTTGTAACGCTTTAAATAATGTTGGCGGTGTAAATAAGCGTGTGTGGATTACTCAGCTTTCGCAAATAGTATCTTATACATTTGATTCAGATGGATATTTGCAAACAATTACTTTAAATTCTGATTCAAGGTTGCAAACGATTACTGGAAAAAAGTTTAGCAATAGCGGGAACTTTGAAGGGGTTATAGGAAATGCAAGATTAATAAAGCAAAATTCAATACTAAAAATATTTTATTCAAATCCTACTGATAAGACTTCGCTTGAAACATACATTAAAGCTCAGCAGTTAGTTGTTTTCTTTGAAACAGAAAGCAAAAAGATAGAAGTTTATGGACTTGAAAAAGGAATGACTCTAAGCGCACTTACTGGAGGGACTGGAACGAATTTACAAGATGAAAGTTCAGCGCTTTATACAATTTCAGGCGAACAAAAATCTTTTCCTTTCTATTTTAGAAATGGAACATTTATTGAAAGTGTTGAATACTTAAATAATTTAGCTATCCCATTTGCCGTCCAATCCTACTCCGCAGGAGTTTCTCAAATAGACGTGACTAATAACGGTGGGGACGATTGGAGTTTTGATTTCTTTATTACGCCAACATCTATACAAGTACCAAGTGGAGTTACAGTTGATTCCATAGATTATGGGGTTGCTTTTTGGAGTGCAGGAGTAGATACTTCTTTAGTGAGTGCAAACTCTTTAACAGATGCCACATTTAGCACGAATAGCAATGGTGCTGGAGTTTACGACTTGGATTGTGTTTACAATATGAGTGATGGTAGTACATTCCAAATAACAAAACTTGTGTTAGTTGATGGAAGTGGAAATATTTTAGCAAGTGTTGAAGCTGGTGGGGTAACTGTAAATTCAGTAAGCGGATTGGTAATTGATATTTCAGCAAATGTAACCCAAGTTGGAGTTAGCTATCCTATTGAATGGGGAGCTTCAATAAGTGGAGGGTTCGCATTATTACCAGA